GCGGTGAAGAATATTTCGTCTGATGTTAAAATTGCCATTTTGCTATTTGTTTATAAATATTGCGTTAGGATAAAATTATGCCGGGAATGTAGCTCCTGTTGGTGTTAAGTTGAAATCCAAGTAGATGAATTCGGCAGTCTTAGTAGGTTGAATGTAAATTTGACCAACCATCTCGTTTCTGTCGATTATGTCTGCTGTGTTGTTTGATTCGTTCATTACAACTTTGAAAGCGTAAAGTCCCTGTCTTTGCTGTACTGATTCCAAGTAAGGATTAACTTGAGCTAAGAAACTGTTTCTGGTAGCAACTGTGTTCTGTTCGAATACTAAGTTGTTAGCTACTTGAGAAATGTAAGATTTCAAAGAGATAAGCAATCTTCTTACGTTTACTCTATCCAAAGCAGAAGCTTTAGTCTGCAAAGTCTTTTGTCCGTATACTACTGTACCTTGTCCAGGGAATGTAGCAATTGGGTTAACTTTACCGTTGTATAAAGTATCTCTATCAGATTGAGCTAATTTTCTTTCTGCTCTAATTACTCCAGATAATCCACCTCTGTTAATACCTGCAGGTGCAAACCAAGGTTCGGCAACTGAATCGTTGTAAGCATATACACCACCAATCATAGTAGAAGCAGGAACCCATACTTGCTGTCCTGAATCTGGATCTAGAACTTGAGTCCAAGGCCAGTAAGAAGTAGCGTAAGAAGTGTTTCTTGAAGCTGCTTGTGATACTACAGTGTTAACTTGAGAGTTGTAAGGTACTAAATCAAGTACGTATAAATTATCACCTCTGTTTTGAGTATTTGTGATGATTGAAGTTACTTGTGAAGATTGTAAAGAATCAAACAAACCTGGTGTTAACAATACGTTAAATTTGTAATCGTCCATGTTTGATAACAAGTTGATCATGTTGGTGTAGCTTGCACTAGGAATACCTTGTGATCTGTTACCGTCGGTGATTGTATTGTAGTATTGTGCACCTGCCATAATAGTACCAACTGCTCCAGAGAATGAACCAGATCCGTTTACAGGAATTGAACTAGTGTACTCACTTCTGAATGTTCCGGCATTGTTGAAGTAGCCTGGAGTTGGAGAAACAACAGATCTAACTCTCAAATACTTTGAGTTTACAGGATAAGATCCAGTAATTTCTAAGTAGTAGCTAGTTCCTGAGCTTGCGTAGTTGTATGTTTGATCACCGATAACTTTCGCTACGTAGTTAGTAGATTTAGGATCTAGTGATAAGTTAGTCCAAGTTTCTAGAACTGTAGGACTGTTAGTTGTATCATCACCGCTTCTTACTAACAGGTCAAATGTTCCTGAAGAAGTGTTAGAGTTAACAATCTGCCATCTAATATTATCAGCACTACCGCTTGCTAGAGCACCACTTGAATCTAAAGAAGAAGAACTATTCATGATAATTCCTTCAGATAAAGTTTCGAATACTACAGAACCAGAAGTGTTAGATCCACTTACAGAAGCAGCTGCTGAAGTATATGAACCTGATACTACTCTGGCAACTAGTAAACTTTCTCCTCCGTTGTTGAAGTAGTTGTAAGCTGCAATAGAAGTGAAGTAAGTGTAGACGTTGCTAGCACTTGTGAAAGTAGTTCCAAAAATGTTTTGGTACTGACTATAAGATGTAACTACAGTAGGTACTTCTACTGGTCCTTTTGCTGTAGGTCCAATAATAGCTGCACCCACCGTAACCGGGTTCTGAGTGATAAACGATTGATCGTTTTCTCTAGCGAGTACCCCTGGGGATATTAAAGTTTCTGCCATTTTGTTTTGATTGATTTAATAGTTCTAATATAAATAGTAAGTAGGCGTTCAAAACGCTTACTTAAAACTAGCTTGTCCCTAACGGTTTTCCGTAATTTTACTCTATTACAGAGTCTGTTTCTATGCTGAAGGAAATCTTTCCTGTTGATAGAAACTTCTTTACGCTAGTTAAATCTTTTGCAATTGTATCTGGGATAATGTAACCTCTAAGGCTAATCTCAAAAGATGTTCTAACTAAACGTTCTTCTCCTTGATTTACAGTTGTGTTATCTGTAAAGGATTGTATTCTAGCTCTGAATTTAAACTTATTTGGTTCTCCCCAATATGCATCAGAAGCATAATTGATTGCTTCAACGATTTTGTTCATCTGCTCTCTATAATAGGTCCAGATAACACATTCGTAAGTTAAAGTAACATAATCCGGAATAACTACTGCCTGATATGTCTCAACAGGTTTCCTATTATTTAAAACATCAAAATTACTATAAGAAGTTCCTTTTTGGTATTTCTTACCAACTACAGCATAGTTTAATGGATTGTTAGCATCCAATTTGTTACTCATGCTAAAATCCTTCTGTACTGATGAGTTCTTAAACATAATGATAGGACACATGATCTTATCATTCTTATCTCTATAATATCCGTCTTTCTGAACTGCTTTCCATCTTTCAGGATTTCCGTAGATGGTCGGTACTTGTAATCTTTGTCCGTTCTGAATAACTGAAGGCTGTATTACATTATTAAAGTAGTAAGCAACTGCCTGATCAATATCCTCAATTCCGACTGTGTATGGCTTTTCAGTATCGTTCTTAACTGAGATTTGCTGGGCACGGTACGTCTTAGCTGTAGCAGGATCATTCTGATTAGCAAACACAGGTAAAGGTACGACAGCACTGTTTGGATTATCCAACAATGGGTCTTGTAAGGAGATAGAAATCTCTCTTTGATTTTTTGGTACTGGTTTTCTAATCTTATCTGCCATTACATTCTTTCTTTGGTTATACCTAGTTTATCTGCAGGTACAAGGTGAGTTGAACAAACGATACTAATTGATGAACCAAATTGATTCATACCTTCAGAATACGAGTATTCCGGTATCTTTCCTACGAAGTATTGGTTATCAACTACTCCATCAACTTCGTAATAGTTTTCATACCAAAAAATAATATCTCCAACTTCTGGAAGGATTTGAAGATCCTTTAAATCTTCTAAGAAGAATGCGAAAGAAACTGTTCTATCTAAATCCGGACCAAAGCCATTAGCTGCAGACCAAGCCTGATCTCCTCTTGTTACTAAACAGTTAAGAAGGGCCGGTTCACTAAAGAATTTATTAACAGCCTCTCCGTAGATATTCGTTTGTGAAGCTCCTAAAGACACTTTGTAATACCCTACCTGCTGAGTTATAATGTCGGGTAATAACTCACGGTTGATACTATTGATCAATAAGACGTCTCTTCTACTTCCGAATAAAGCCATTTAGATCTCCTCAATTTTTTGTAATTGTTTGGTACTGTATTTGAATTTCTTTAAAGTAGGAATAGTTGATATTGCTTCTTTTTTAATTAACTCAAAGGTTTCTGCTCCAGGTTTTAAAGTAACTACTTTTAATTGGAGTAAGCCTCTAGGGTTAAGATCTTCTTTATCTGTTTTATTGTTTACAACAGTAACGTATCTCAAACCTCTAATTAACTGAGCGATATCAGTAACGTTGGTTTCGTCTGAGAATTCAACATACACTAATGTTTGGTACATTGAGTAAGTTACTTCTTTCAATAGGTGTTTTAATTTTACCATGTTATGCTATAAATATTGGCTGCGGAACCAGGTTTAATTCTTTTGTTTTATAATCAGCTTCTAGAGATCTTCTCTCAAGTAGTTTCTCTCTCGAAGTTTCTTCTAAGTAAGCTCTCAATCTATCTAATAGCAAGTTCTTCTCTGCAGTAGCTGCAGTGATAAGATCTGCATGGTTTAGAGTAACTTCTGCTCCTGGGATTGGAACTGTAGTGTATTTACCTCTTATGTATCCAAGCATCTCCTTTACTAATGAAAGTGTGTATTCGAAAATCCACTGTCTTCCTATAGAGTTAATCTGAGTGTAAACCGGATTAGTGTAAGGAACATTAGAAACGTTAGAAACTAATGCTGATGAATTTGCCATCACTGGGTTATTTCTTTCTGAGTTTTTAATATACTCAAAGAACATTCTTCCTTCGTTTACTGTTGGTATTGGAAATAATCTTAATCTGTTATTTACTAATTCAAAAGAATAGTTTGATTTTCTGATTTGATCGTTAAACTCAATAGCTTGTATCTTCTGAAGATCGTAGTTGATCGGCATCAAAAGGAAGTTAATAGCCGGTGAGTAGTTACCCCATCCAAATGTATCTAGAAGGTTCATCATACCTGTTCCTGTTCCTGCATAAGGATCAAAGTAACGAACGATGGCTGGAGGTGATTCATAAAATACTCTCTTAATCTCAATTGTATCACCGGGTGCTAATGATGCAGACTCGTTAGCCCATGCTGTCATATCATAATCCTGCTGACCGGCTTTTGTATAAAAAGAACCTGTGTGCCAGGAAACTGTTCCACCTACTCCTGCTTCTTCTCCGTATTGAGCAGACATTCTGACAATAGCTCCGAAGTTTGGTTGAATTACTGAGTTGTTAAAAGCAGAGCCTGTAGAAGCTCCTTCCATTGAAAGGTAATCCTGTCTTACTTTAAAAGCATAGATTTCGTTTCCGTAGGTTGTAACTGCTTCTTCAAATGCTGTATAGAAGTTAATATCCTGTAATTCAACGTCAACTAATGGATACCCTAATCTTCTTGCACAGAAGTTTGCTACCTTATCAGCATCTATCTGAAACTGATAATCATAATCGTAAAAGCCGAATGGAGTATTTCCGGGAAAGAATGAGGATGAACCGGGCCAGATTTGAGCATTAGCCATATACTAATAAATAGTACAGGCTTAAATGTAAGTTGCTACGAAAGTAAAATCTACGTTTGCTACGTTGCTTACAAAAGTAATTGATGTTGGACTGTTAACAGTTGCACTTACTGTGGCTCCAGACTGTGAAGGAGCAATACCTAAGAATAAATTCTGATTTAAGGTTTTACCTGTTAAGTCAAGCGGGCTTACTGTTATAATAGAAGTATAAGGTAAACTTCCTCCTGTTTTACCTGCACCGGCAAATACTTTTAGTATTCCGGCAACACCTACTACTGATCCAGAAGGAGTGTAGTAACTCGACATTCCAGAGGTTGATGTTGAGGTACTTGCATTACCTGATAAAGATCCAGTAAATCCATTCTGAGAAGAAACTGAACCGGTTAAGGTTAATGAACCTGATAGGGTGATATCATAAGCTGCCTGCTTTGTAAAAGCATCAATAGACTGAGTAACGTGTCCTACCTGGATTGTTGATCCGTTTGTTATACCTGTTTTTGATAATGTAAGTGCCATTTGTTATAAATATTGCTATAGGCCGAAACGTGATTTTTGTGCGTTATAGTTCTGAAGGCTTTCTTCGGCTGTTAAGTTTCTATTATACACCATAATAGAAGCAACTGCACCATCTCCAAATGTGTACGATCCATACTTGTTAAATTTACTAGTAGTCCAAGCACTTAAATCGGTGTTTTTAAATTCAACCATGTGCCATTGTCCATTTGGGAAATAATCGTAAATGTTAGGTGTATCTACAGTGTCCATTAAAAATTGAGGGATTCCACAGCTGTTGTAATACTCCTTAGCCCCTACTCTGTATGCACCTACGTAATGGTTACCGGTCTGACCTTCCCAAAATAAAGCCTGTAAGTCTGTAGTTCTCATCCAAAAGACTAAGGTACTAGTTGCAGACGTAGAAGTAGCTCCATTGTATGTAGCACCGCCGTTCGCTAAACTAAAATACCCGGCCGGGTTCCAAGTTATACCTGTAGCATCTAATGTAAAGTTTCTGTTGTTACCGCTTAGATCAAACCAAGTAGTTGAGCCGGAAACATAGGAGTTTCTATCGGCTGCATCTAAACATAACACAAGTCCGTTTGTTACTATTTTTCCATTTGCGTATTGAGTTGCCATATTATAAACCGAATCTTGTTTTAGTTGCGTTGTAGTTTTGAAGGACTTCGTCGGCTGAAAGTACTCTACTATATATCTTAAAGTTGGCTATAGTAACTTTAGAGTAATAATTATTTTCTACAGTTCCTGCTCTTGCTAAAACAATACCGTTTGTATTAATGTTGGGAGTACCTGAGCCGCCTCTATTAACAGTTAAATTAGCTCCTGTGTAAGGAACTGTGTTTATATAGATAATTATGTTTGATGTTGTAAATCCGCCTCCGTTATATGTCCACACTGCGTGTTTCCAATCAGTTAAGGAATATGTTTGACCTGTTGAGTAGGTACTTGTTCCCCATAAATCTATAGATATTAAATTAGCTCCTCCATTGTAGCTATTAATACCCCCTTGAGAAGCATCTCCACCTATACCCCAAGTAGCTCCTCCACTCCAGCTGCCGTTTCGTCTAAACCACCCTTCAACAGTAAAGGAAGAATTTCCTCGTAGTGAGATTGGGGTTGGAGTAGTTCTGCAATAATCATCTATACCATCAAATACGATATTGCCTCCAGACCCAGAATTAAATACAGGGCCGTTAAATAAAGATCCTGAAAGGTTGTTTGCTGATAGGTCAAACCAGCTAGTTGATCCAGACACATAAGAATTTTTATCTGATGCATCAAGGGCAAATACTAACCCGTCTTCTACTAAATTTGGTCCACCTGCTACTCCCATATTATATTTCAAACCTTCCTCTTAAGGCGTTAAAATTTTGTTGAACTTCGTCTGCTGATAATGCTCGGCTGTATAGTTTCACAGTTGCTATAGTTCCGTTTACCCACCTAGCTGTTAATATTGTGCTTCCTCCGATTTGAAAAGCAGTATTTACTACAGTTACTGTAGCCACAGTGCCAGAGCTGTCTAAACTTCCATTTAAGTATATTGTAGCACTACCTGCGCTATTTCTTGTAAATACAGCGTGGTACCAGGTGTTAGTTAAGATAGTTGTGTTTCCGTTTATTGAGGTTCCACTTATAAAGTTTCTTAGTTTATTATCTGTATGGATGTTGAATATAACACGTCCGGTAGCGCCTCCGGGGTATTGATTTCCTAGCCATTTTTCAGTACCTGCTGTATTAGTGGTTAATTTAAACCAAAACTCAGCACTGTAATCAGTAAATCCACCTATAACATTAGAAGTAGTTACATAATCATTCACTCCATCAAACACAATAGATCCTCCAGACCCGGAATTAAACGTTGGACCGTTTATTAAAGTCCCGTTAGTTGTTCCTACTAGATCAAGCCAGGTAGTAGACCCGGAAACATAAGAATTCCTATCTCCGGCATCTAATGCTAAGATCAATCCATTTGTTATTGAGGCGGGTCCGTTTGAAAAACTCATTTAGGCTTGGGGTGGGTTTAGATCTGTCCAATCCGGTCCTGCTAGAATAGTTAGCATTTCCTCGTAGGTATAAGGTCCTTCTTTTGTTTCTAATGTAAGAACACTTTCGGGAATAGGCCCGTTCCATTTGACAAAAGTTTTTAATCCGTCAACTGATTTCCTAACTGTCTCTTCTGAGGTTTCTAAAACTTGGGTGAAATCAATCTGATTTAGTTCATTGCATGAAAAAATCATAAATTCTCTATTGTCGTACATATAGTATAAATATTTTAGGTTAGACCAAAGCGGGTTTTAAGAGCGTTGTAGTTTTGTGCAATATCGGATATTGTCAGTTCTCTATTGTATATTCTAGCAACAGCATAACTGTTTCTTGCTGCTCCTCCTGCAGCTCCGGGGATATATGTAGTATTACCTCCTGATATAGATGCTGATGGGAAAGGTATGGTGAAGTTAACAGTTGACTGTAGTACTCCGTCGATGTATAGATTATACTTATTCCATTTTCCTAAGCTTCCTGAAAAGTTCATTACTATGTGATGGTATTTATCTACCCACTGGCTATCTGAATAGATAGTGTTAGATGTTAGAGAGTGAGACCAGGTACTTCCGTTATTTATGAAAGTTCGTATAGTATGTTGTCCTGGCGTATTTGCACTCCAATCCCATAAGGTGAAGCTAGCATTACCGTTGTAATCCCCTATTTGTATTATTCCAGGTGATTGACCTTGATTATTAACACCGCTTCCTGTTGTTCTTGTTTTATACCACAATTCTATTGAGAGATTTTCTGAAAATGGAAAATTGCTAAATCCAAATATTGAGCTTTCAGCAGTACTGGTTGATTGAGTTACAAAAATTGCCGGTGGATTAGTTTCAAAGGTTGCAGTGATAGCAGTACCGTTTGTAATAGTCCAAGACCCGGTTCCAGCTACATTCCTCCAGGAAGCACTACCGCTGGTATAGGATAATGTATTAGAAGCATCTAGACAAAATACTAACCCGTTTGTTACTATGTTATTTCTTGTTAGAATTGCCATGTTATGTTAATCCAAATCTTGTTTTTAAAGAATTATAATTCTGGAATACTTCCTGCTGTGTTAATGCTCTATTATAC